AACTGGCCTTTCGGATTGCGCGCCTCGAATCCGGTGCTGAACGTGTCATGCTTGTCGCAACCAAAGTACGAATAGCCAGTAATCTTGACTTCTGAGAAACCGGAGTACTCTAGGGCTCGCCGAGCAGCGGTTTCATCGGTGCAGCCCGCAACAGCAAAGACCGCAAGTAGGCAAAGTAAGCATCGCTTCATGGTTTTCCTTTTAGTCAGCACCAGCACACGCTCGCGTATGCGACCGTTCGCCGGATGAACCATGCGCCACCATCAACGCAGCCATATTCGCTGTAGCTATCGAACTTCAGGCGTAAGGCGGTGTGCATGGCGGATCTCGGTTAAACGCGGATTTCGAGCCGATCCTTGACGATCAGGCGCGCGCCGGCGATCTCCTGGCCTGCTTCGAGCGCCTTCTTGATCTCGGTCTTGTTCGGCTCGGTCTTGATGCGCATGTATTGCGGCGGCACCGCGTCTGCGTCGACTACTTCGACGGACTTGTCGCGACCTTCGCGCAGCGCAATCGTCACCAGCGGGTTTTCGATGCGCAGGCGCTGCGCGGATTTCATGTTGTGTTGCAGGTAGCCTTCCAGTCGCTCAGCGCGCGCTTCCCACTTGCGTGCTCGCTCGACGATCTCAGCAGCCGCATCGCGCATCATCTTTGCGTTGGCAGCAATCTCGCGAGAAATCAGGGCGCAGCCAACAGCCTTCTTGTCGAAGTCCTCGGCGCATCCTTCCAGCGTGTCCTCGATGGTTGCGTCGTCGAAACCTGCATCCATCAGGTCGTTGCGGATCGCGAGCAGTTCGCCGGTCAACTGGTAGAGTGGTGCGTTCATTTCGGTTCCTTTTGATTGATCTGTTCTGCGGTATCGGTACATGCATAAAGATACCATGCCGGTATCCGTAGCGGTCAAATTTTTTTGCGTCGTAGACCGCGCCATTCGAAGCCGCCTTCGCGCTCCGCTTCCCTACTTGGCTTGTGCTTACAGGACTCGGCACCGCGTGGCGTCTGTGCCGTGTAGGACCAGCGCTTTCCCGTCCAGTAGCTGAACAGGCGAAAGATCGTCTTGCCGTTCGGCTTTCGGCGCACTTCATAGACGCCAATGTGTATCGGCTTGGTGCTCTTGTCGAACCAGACTGTGAACTCTTGCATGTGAGGTCTCCTGGCTGACGCCGGCGCGGGCCGGCGACGCGGTTTTATTGCGCGATCAGAATGGGATTCCGTTGTCGAAGCCTTGGTCAAAGCCGCCGAAGTTTTCGTCAGCCATGTGTCCGCCTCCGCTTGATGCCGTCGACTTCTTCAACGGGCGATCCTTCAGTGCCGCGACGAGCTGCGGCAACTTGGTCGGCGTCGTCTTGCGGTCAAGGATTTCGGATGCCGTCAGTTCGGTATCAGCCTGAAACACGGCATTCAGGCGCGTGCTCCAGCCAGTGCCGCCGCCATTGCGCTTCTCGTATTCCTCCATTGCGACCAGGATGCCGACGCGCTTGTTCAGCAGTTCCGGGAATTGGCTAAGCGTCTTGCTGACGTTGGCAGACGCATCCTTATCCCAGACCATCGATGCAACCTGCGCCGGCTTGATGTCCTTGACACCGAGGCACGTCATCAGCGCCATCAGTGTTCCGAAGTCGCCGAGCTTTTCGCCGTTCGACTTGATCGTGTAGATCGAGAAGTTTGCCTTCTGGCCGTCGTCGGTCTCGAACGTGAATGCGATGCCGCGCGTGCCACTTGCCGCGGTAATGTCCTCGGCGCGGGTGAACTTGCCGACATACTTGCCTTTTTCGTCAATGAAACTCGTCCGTTGCTCGGCCTTGCGTGCTGCTTGCGCGGACTCGTTGTTCAGTGCGTACATGGTGCGTTTTCCTGTGGTTGCTTGTTAGGCCGTAGCCGTGAGGGAGTAATACTCGGTGATGGCCGCGTCGACCGCCGCCAGATCATTCGGGATCGTGTCATCCTCGAATAGACCCATCGGCGACTTGCACGTATTGCGGCCGTTGTTTTGCGTGATAAACCGATAGTCGCGGTCCATCACATCGGTTTGCAGGACGATCGTCACCATGCCTTCAAGGCAAATTTTGTCGTCCAGCATTTTCCAGATGCTTTTCATCTTCGTGCTGCCGTCGTCGTTTTTCTCGGTATGCGACAGGACATAGACGCGCACATCGTCGGGAAGGGCAGTCGCCGCGTTCAGAATGTCCCACGCGTGCCGGCCAATCTCGGTGAACTTCTCGTAGCCTTTCTCGTCGCTGCGGCGCATGAACTCGGACGACATAACGTACTGAAAGTCGTCGAGCACGATCACCTTGCGCTGCGTTCGCGTCATGTACTTGATGATGCTGTCCGATTGATCGCAGACGATCACGTTTCCGCGCGGCGTGTCCTTTGACAGATAGCCCCATCCTGCCGAGCGGAAAGGCAATGGCTTCTTAAGAGCCTGTATCAAAAGGGTCGATGAAGGATCGAGATTGCGCATTGACGTGCTCTTGCCAGTGCCCGATGCTCCGAGAATGAAGGTTACGATTGCCATTTGATTCTCCTGTGCGTTCAGTTCGTTCGTTCAGTTCAATTTGTTGCTGTTCTTCAAGCTCGGCTTGCCACTGCCAGCCGTCGTCGTCTGGCGCGTCCATCTAGGAAACCTTGCAATGCAAGAAATGGCGGGCGATGTAGTGGGGCACGTATCCGCTGCTGATCGCTACGCGGGGCTGCACACCGCGACGAGCGAGATCGGCTTTGGCTGCACGCTGGCGCTGCTCAGTGTGCGCGCAGAGTGCTTTGTATTCGGCGTCAAGAATCTCGGATTGCGATAGGCGCACGTTCGTCTTGACGTGGCGAAGGTCATTCAACGACTTGGCGATCAGTTGCATACCGGGCTCCCCGAGAAAGTCAGTGCAATCATCACGACGAGCGCAATTGCGCACGCGCCAGCAGAGAAAGCGAGAAACAGGTCGTTGACCTTGCAAACGCTAGCTACCACGGTATCCGTCACGCACAAATTTTTTTCCGCAGTGTCGGGCTGACGTGCGCGGAAAATCGTTGAAGAGCGTAATAATAACGCGTTCTTGAGGCTGCAGGCTATGTTCATGGTCTAATCTTCCGTTCGTGGTTTTGGTTTGTGTTTTGTGCTGCTGAGATGAAGGATACTAAAACAGTATCTGTAACGCAAGTGCCAACGCAAATTTATTTGTGCGCTCGCCTACAGTCGCATCCACGACTGATAGTCAGCTTCACTGAGCCGATCTGCGGCCAGCGTTGGTGTCGCGCTAGGCTTGTGCGCGTCGCAATACTCGCGGCCTTCGTGTTGCCAGTGCGCCTTCACGCGCGGGCCTAACTTGCGGCACACGCAGCAGTAGCGCCAGCCGCCTCGCTCGACCATAGCTTTCGTGATCCGCTTCATGCTAGATCCTTCAGTTCGCGGATGGCCTCCGCGCAACGAAGCCGTTCATTGGCGGCATCGGTCCAGCCGTTCTGCTTCACGCCATCAACTCCGCGCGTGATATGGTTCGCCGCTTCTTCAAGCGCATTTGCGCGCACTTCGGCTGCAAATGATTTGAGGTCGATGCTCCATTCCTCGTATCGTGCGAAGTGCTTGAGCGCGAGCTTGGCGAGTTGTTCGTCTGTCATCTCAATGCACTCCCGTTACATGAAACGTGCGATGCGTGTGGCCGGCGATCTGAACGGATGCTTGCATGGCGGCTGCCGATTCCAGGCAACGTGCTGCGATCTCGTGCGCGGGGCTATCGTGCAGCGCATCGGCAGCAGCTTTTAGAGCGGCGATGGCGTCGAGCACCTTGTCGAGCGATACGTTCATGATTGCTCCTGATCGCCGGAAAGTGAAAGCACTGGAATTTCGCTACCATCGCCGCCAAGTGCGTTGACGCCAGCGCGCATCACGGCATGCGTCGCGTAAGCGTTGATCTCGATCTTCGCTTTCTGGACTGTCGTTTCCATGTGCTCAGCGAATTGTTTCTCGACGAATGGAATGTTCGAAAGAAGTTCTTGGCGGGCCATACGCAAATGACCGCGCAAAGCGTTCTTCTGCTTCTCGCTAGCGCTCATCACATCAATTGCTTCGCTAAGCTTTTCAAGGTGCGCAAGGGAATCGACCATGGTTTCGCGAACCTCATCGCGGAACTGATCGGCACGCCGTTGCGGGGCCGGAAGGCCAGGTATTTCTTTGTTCTCGCGGCGGCGTAGCGTGCATTGGACGCCGGAACCTACGTTCATGCTGCTGACGAACTCTGCCCATTGCGCCTCGCTCAGATCCACTTCGATGAACCCGGACATGGTGCTTCCCATGGGCCAGTCGTTCGAGAGCTTACGTCGCAGCGTAGATTCGCAGATTCGGATCGTCACGTAGTGCTGATGTTGGAAGTCGGAGCCATATAGGTATGCCCCACCGCTGACACGGCTTGCGCTGATCTGTGCGAATGCCGGATGCCGCACCATTGTTTCGTCGCTGCCAACATTCTCAAAAGTCGGCTGTTCGATATGTCGGCTCATTGCTCACCTCGTGCTTTCGCAAGAGCAGCTCGCGCCTTAACGAAGCCGCCTTTTCCGCCGATCCACGGCGTGTTGATGATCTCTTGCAGGGCTTCATACAGGTCGTGTGCCGCTGCAAGCTTGTAAGCATCTGCTTCCGCATTGCCCGTGTCGTTATAGACACGCGCGATGATTTGCCCGGTATTAGCAGACCCAACATAGATCGCGTTGTTCATCCAGCCAGAAGCCCTTTGATCGTTCACTTCCCACGGCCCTTGCGTTCCTTTGGGTTCGCTCATCACTCACCTCCTGCCAGACGGCGCTTAACGATGACTTCCTTCGCATCGGTAAGCAGCGTGTGAATCGTGTGCAGGTCGTCTTTTTCACCGCGCGCCAGTGCCTGCATGAATTCCTCGCGTTGCGTGCCGTTCAGCTCGACCAGCAGTTCCATCAGGTCATCGAACGTGACTTCGCGCTCGATCTGTTCGCGCCGGTCGTGTGCGGCGAGTGCTGCGTTGTCGGCCGCTTCCAGATCGCGGTCGAACAGCCAATTGCCGTATGCTTGCGTGCGGGAAACTAACTGCGGTACGTGGCTCATGATTTCCGTCCTTTTTTGTTTGTCTGGATACGAATACTGCTGCGGTGTGTCGATGGAATGAACGATAC